CCTGAAGTTGTATATACGATGTCAAAATTACCAAATAAATCTGCAATAGGAAATGCAGCGTCACATTGAATCTCATAGATAACATTTGGGTCATCTATAATAAAAGCTTCAATGTCTGAAGCATTTGTACTTGCAGGATAAAAGTTTGAAAAAGTTTCCTTTTTCGTGGTTGGGTCAGTAAACCTACAACCATTGAATACTCCAACTATTGGAACAGTACCACCATCTGCGTGTACTTCAACAGTACCACCAGTGACTTGAGCAACCATGTCACCTTGAAAAATAGCAGTTCCGTAATTGGCAGCGATTCTATATCGGCTTTGTCCTCCATGAAAGGCTTGTCCACCTATCATTTTTAAAGGACGCATTCCAAAAGCAGCATCTTGATTTGCCATTTTACACTCCTGTAAATTTAATCATTTAAAATTTTCTTTCCACCAAATCGAACTTGTGATTTTCTCTCTGGCTTTAAGATCCTACCAGCAGATGATTCAGGTTGATTTGCCAACTCTTGATCATAAACTGACATTTGATTTGAAGTTTTTTTGGCGAAATATTCATTTCGACTATCAGCAACTTCCTCTGGAACTCGTGCTAATAATAAACCTCCTTGACCGATTACTCCAGCATTTTTGCCTTCATCAACCACAGGGGTGTCAAAATCAGGATACTCCTCTGCACGGACTAATTCATACCCTTCTCTTCTTCGTTTATAGACATTTTGCTTATCATCAAAGTCCATAACACGTTCTCTTATCCACCTGTGTTTAAACCCCACAGGAGCTTCGGGTGCATCAAGAGTTTGAGGTGGCTTCCAATCATGTTTTCTTTCCTGTTTTTCACGAGTTGCAGACTCTCGATTTGATCTATCAGCCATCTTATGCTCCTTTTTGCAATTTTATTTTTTGCTGTGCATATTTTTCATATGGCACACCAAGTCTATCAGCAGTTCGTCTTTCGCTTTCACTTAAGACTACTCTCTGTTTACGCCCAGTTTTAGCAGAAGCTCTGCCATTTACAGGTGCAACAGTTTGGGCGATTGAACCATTGCTCTGATCTGAAGGAAATAATTTAGACATTTCTTTATCTATTTCTTCATAGTATCTGTCATCTGTAGCATCATACATTCTTGACACTTTTTTATCAGCTAACATCAGTGCTAAATTTTTCTCAATTTCATCTTCTTTACCATACCAAGGGTTTCTTGAAATCCATGCTTTAATTTTTGGATTATCATCGATGGATGGTTGTTGAGGTTGTTGAGGTTTATTTATTTTACTTTGTCCCTCATTTTCTTGAGCTGTTTTTTCTTGCTCTCTGTTTTGCTTGAGAACCCTGAGTCTTTCTTTTTCAATATTGACTTGAGTAAGAGCTGCAGTTGCTTCTGCAACTTTTTCAGGATCGTTAGCATCCATAGCCTCCTTTAGCAAAGCTTTAACTTGAGATTCTTGAGACGTAACTCTAGTGTCAAACTCATTTGTGTAACCATTTGTATATGTCTCAAGTTGTTTTCTAAGTCTTTTGTTTTCTTCTTCAACTTGTTTACCATAACTTATGGCATTGTTTGCATCATCTTCTGCAGCTTTTCTTTTTGCAGTAAGTGCATCAATTCTTTTTTGAACCTTCTCACTATATGACTCATGCTCATCAGAATCTTGACTACGAACAATTGTTTGTTCTTTTTCTTCTGGTTGAGCTTCTTGTTTAGCGACTTCTTGATTTTCATCAAGCTCGACTACAAATTCATTCTCGTTAGAAGTTTCTTCAACTTTATTTTCTTGTACTTCGTTCATCATTACCTCCACTATACATAAGAAATATCTGCTGGGTCAAGTATTGTAGCTATAATATTATCGTCATTTATGATTCTTAGCTCAAGACCATCCACTTTAAACCTATTTCCAGCATATCTACCCATAAGCACCCAATTCTTCTCAGAACAATACGGTCCATTTGGGAATTTATCAGAATCTTTATAGGCATCAGGACCCACCTTAACAACGTAAGCTACGACTGTTGCAAAAGACTCACGATCTCTTGTTGCATCAGGAATAATAATTCCTCCCTTAGTCTTTTCAGACAAGTAATAAGGAATAACTAATATTCTATATCCTGTTGGTTGAGGTAATCTCTCTAAAACTGACACATCTAATTTTGATGGATCTTTAGAGTTTTCATTGGCTTCTTCTTTATTATCAAAAGCTTTAGAGATAGCTTTAGGGGTCGGATTTACTGATTTTGCTTTTTGTGCCAAAATCCGATCTGGCACATATAACTTTTTAGTCATCTTCTATACCTTTCATCGAGGTTCTTAGTTCTTCTTCAATCCAGGTTAGACCTCGTATTTCACCTGTTATTGCTCGATAGTCTTCCATTGATCCTATCGCTCCATCAGCCAAAGATTCACTTAATTGTTCTTTTCTTTGACGTATGTTCTTATACAAATGCTCTGCTAATTTAACACCATCCATGTTATAAATCTTCTTCTTGATACAAATTAGCACACATAGGACATTTATATTCTTTAAATTTATACATTCCTACAGTAGGTATTGGTTCTTCATGCACTACTTCTTTCATAGCTATTTTATGAATCCAACAAATTTTTATATCTTTTTCTTTAATCATTTTTTTGTATCCGTCTTTTTTAACTTGTCAAAAGACCTCATTCCGCCAATTCCAAGCATGCCAAACATTAATGGCATCATAACGGACATGTCTGCTTGTGGTATTGTAATACCAAAACCTGCACAAATCGGTGCTACCATGTAATTTATTCCAAGGGAAAGACCTGAAATCCAGCCAATCAAGGGTCTCCACGAGCTTTGAAACCAGTTGCCTTTGGCGTCTTCTTTCAAAACTTCTATCTGAGCAAGTGCCAATTCCTGGGCGTGTCTTTCAGACATGGTTGCTATCTTATGAGCGAGATCTGCCTTTTTATCTGCGTCTGGAATAAATTTATCGAGAAGTCCTGTAACAGGACCTATAAGTGCTTGTAACATTGCTACCTCCTAATATACCTTCACTTTTTTGTCGTCAAGATTTGGTATGAGTTTACACATACATTCATAATTTTCAACTTTAATCGGCACTTCTATTTTTTGACTACTTAATCTTTCAGAGTAATATAAGCAATCATTAATATTTTTGAAGTATATTCCACCGTTAAAGTTATCATTTAGATAACACATGAGCATAAATACGGTCATTTTTTTCTAGCACGTTTCAATGCTTCTTTAGCTGATTTAGCTATTCTCACAACTTCTGCTTTTTTCATTACCTTTGCTCTTTGCTCCATGACTGTAAGTATTTGTATCTTTCTCGCATAAGGCTTATTGATTTTTTTAACTTTTGTAACCGTGGCTCTTGCGTCTGCAGGCGTTGCGAATTTGATCCTAACTGTGTCTTTAGGATTTTCATCTGTATATAAGCGTCTTCCTGAACCTTTTGGCTTTTTTCCTGTTCCAACTTTTGGATCTTTATTTTTTTTGCGTGACATTGTTGTCTACCTTATGTTCGTGTCCCATCCAAATGCCGAAAACGCCTGTCATAACGCCCATGACGACTGACACGAAAGCTGATTGACTAGCAGTTGGAGAATCCAAATCCATAAACCATTCTGCACATCTCCATGACATAACTGTACTAGCTAACATCATGAATCTTGGTAATATCTTAAGTTTTATTATAGTTTCTGCATTCATTGCATTAATAGCTCATTCAAACCAAAGCCCTCCAATAAAATTAAAGTAAAAAATAACAATAAAATACCTCCTGCTATTAGCTTACCAGAAAAATTTGTTGAACCAATCTTTATTGCAACAAATTCATTACTTAATATTCTTAAAGATAATTCAAAACTATTTTCATCAATTTTTATATCTATTGGTTTTTTCTTTTCTTCTGTCATTTTTTTCCTATGCTCCTTAAACTTTCCATAACTTTATCTATATCTGGTTCCTCACCATTAGGATCATACAAACATTTGTATTTCTTAGGACACCAAGTTTCTATCATCATTGTAAAAGTTTTATTTCCCCCTTGATATATACATGCTTTTTTATTTGTAAATTTTGATGTAATTCTTTTCTTTAACCTACACGTTGTGTACTTTTTTTTTTAATTTTACCCTGCCATACCTTTTGTTGCAAAGTGTAATCTCTTGGAATAAATTTATAATCACCTTTTGCACGTTTAACCCAAATACTTGCGATTAAAACTGCAAACGCTCCTATTATAAGTGCACAAACAAGCCAACCAATTGCTTCGCCTATTTGTCTTCTTAGTTGTTGTTGTTTGTAAACGGTTTCCTGACGTTGCTTTCTAATCTGACCTTCCATTGCTAAAAGATCATTATAAGCTTGTGGACCATAAGTCATATTTAGAAACATCTTGAGTTCGTACCTTTGTTCCTCAAGTTTCTTCTTGGCTGCATAAGCAGCGAGAGCTGCTTCCTCAATTGAACCAGCTTTGAACAACTTACCAAACAGGGGAGGATTCTTAGCTTGTTTCTCAGCATTGTCAACATCAGACACAGCTCCCATCCAACGTCCTATATCTCCAGACATTTGTTCTATATCACGACCTACGGCAAATCCCTTCTTGATTGCGTCAAATGCTTTAGAAGCTACGCCCACGGCTAATGATATTGTTGCTGGATCTATAGTTTAACTCCATTAAAATACGCCTTGGAACCTTTGTGGTTTGGCTATTGGTGAAAATTTCTTTATCATACCACCACTACTCTTTTTTTGTGGCTTTTTTAGCTTTCTTTTTTGGCTTGTTGATTTTCGCTTTGACTTTCCCGCTTTCGACAACGCTATCGCTATCGCTTGTTTCTGTGGATAGTTCTCCTTCTTCAACTTGCGAATATTCTTGCTGATTGTTTTCTGGCTCGATCCTTTCTTCAATGGCATCTACAATTCCCTCCTTTGCAAGTCTTCTTTTTATTTTCTTTTGTTTTTCAACTGCATAAATCTTTTCTCTAACAGAACTTGACATAATTTATCCTTTCATTTCTTTAAGAGCAGCTATGTCTCTTTTTGTTTGATCGTTTTGATTTGCTATTTCTTCTTGTTGATCAAGTCTTTGCTGATCAAGTAAAACATCATTTCTTTCTTTTTCTTTTTTAAATTGTTGCTCAACTTCAAATTGTTGTTGTTTTTGAGCCACTTCTTGTCCTCTGATTGCCAACTCCTGCTTTCTTATAGATACTAACGGATCTTCAGTTGGAGGTGGTGTAATTGACTGTGCATATTGTTCACTTATTTCACCAGCTATTTCTGAAGCTCTTGAAGCTACCTGTGCTTGCATTTGTTGCATCATGTTAGGATCTTGTTGCATCATCGCTTGATCTTCTGGTGTCATGTTAGCTGTAATCTCTTGTTGAGCCTGAATCTCAGACATCATAGCAATATGTTCAGAAATATGACCTTGCAATGTCATTACGATTGCTGCGTTTGACTGTGCAATTGGTGTGGCAATCATGGCTAAATGTGCAGATATATGTGCCTGATGATTTTGTTCTGGAAATGCCTGCAATCTTGCACCTCTTAATGCCTCTTGATTTTCTTTTGCGGGATTCATTGGCATTGGTTGTGGTGGTGGTTGCAATATGGCATCTATATTTGTTACACCTAATGCCTCATACATTTTTCTATAAGCTTGATACATGCCGTTAGGTCCATGTATCTCTGGATTACTTTGTGCCAACTGCAGTTGTGTTTGTGCCAAAGCAATACGTTGTGACATAGAAAATATGTTTGGATCTGACACAGGTAGAACATCTATTCTTTGATCAAAGTCAGATTGCTTGATCTCAGGCGGTGCTCCTGGCACTTGATATGGATACATTGGAGTGCCCATAGCAAATATTCTTGACAGTATTTTAAACTCTACTTTTTGTGAGTAATGTAGACGCTTATGTATCGCAGACATTACCTTTGTGCCACGTTCCATAATCGCCATAGTTGTACCTACAGGTGCATTGCCTTGCATCTCACCGACTTTCATGTCAGCCATTGATGCAAAACGCCTACCAGAATCTATTAATGTTCCAAGAAGCGAATATAGTGTCTGTGATGGTTCCTTAAATGGTAACGGCATAATAGCTTGACGTAGGTCCATACCAACCATGTCAACATCTCTAAACTCTCCAGGATTAAGAGGTGTTTCGTCATCTCTTATCCTTGCACCTCTTGCTTTAAATCCAGCAGGAAGGTTGGATAATGTTCCAGCATCTATAAGTTGTCTTAATATTGAAGTAGAAGCTCTTGATAAGCCTCCAATCATATGTGTAAGACCAAAGCCATAAAAACCAAGACCAGGCAAAAACTTATAGTGTACAAAGTAAGGTATTTTACTACGTAACGGATCGGCTTCGTTGAAATTCCTTTTGATCGATAATACTTCACCAGATTTCTCCACGATTGTAACGATATAAGGCATTTTCAATCCAGTGTTTTCTCCCATTTGGTTTTGATCTTCAAAACCTGGCAGATCTAAATCGGTGTGTATTTCATATAATGTTAGTTCTTCGTTATAATTTGACTCTGAATGTACGCCTTCAATATCTTTAATTGTTTCTCTTACCTCATTGTAATCAACTCCATCGGAGTCAGATGTAGGTAATTCAATATCCTTGTAAAACCCAGATAATTGCAGCTTTCTTACTTCATTCGAGTCCATGCGAATAACATGACAAATCCTCGTAGATGTCTTTAAATCTGTCGCATTGTAAGGAACTATAAGATCCTCTGCATGAACAAACTTTGAGACAGCCCTCTGCAACGATGGGTCAAAATAAACTTTTTTAAATGATGAGCCAACGATTGGAAGATAAAACAACATCTGATCTAATTCTGGATCATATTCTTCCATCTCGTAGGTTATTTGATAATTCATAAAATTCTTTACACGTTCAGCCTGTGCTACTATTTCAGGAGTTTCTTGTCCTATAATGGCTGTCTTTACAGGACCACCTGCTGGTAGTAATTCTCTATATGCTTGTGCTTGAAACTGTGTGACAGATTCAGCTAGTAATGGATGTACTATACCTGATGCACCCTCAAAAGGTTCAGCTCTGTCTTCATAGTTCATACCGAGTAGTTCTAAACCACCTTTATATTGATCTTCCCATTCTTTGCGAGAGTTTATATCTTCTTGTATCTCTCCTACAAGTTCGGATGATATTCTACCTAAATCAGCTTCATCCATAAATTCTGCTAAGTTAGCATTGAAAGGCACTTGGATAGGAGCTATTTGCTCTTCTAGCTCTCCTATTACAACGGATCCATCATCCATTTCTGTTATGTTAGGAGCAATCGCTGCTTCTTCTATTTCAATTGATGTTACACCTTCAGGTGCATCAATATTCTCAACTCCATTTACCTTTTCAATTGCCATGATACTACCTTATTGTAAATCCAGTTCCTTGTCTTGCTATGCCTCTGCCACGACATATGTTACCACTTTTTTTAGCTTTAACATCACCACCCATGCCAAACTTCTCAGCTAAATCTGGGTTCATCTTTTGTTGCACAGACTCAGGTAACTTTGAAAACCCTTTAAATTTAGCAGGAACCTCACCACCTTTTTCCATCTTGAGTATTCCAGCTTTCAAACCAAATTTTTTAACTTCATCAACAGAAGCACCTGGCATAATTTTTCTTATTTCTGCCATCATTCTTCTACCAGTTGGTGTATTTATTTTTGCTGATCTCATACTTGATTTACCTCCGAATTTTGCCTCACCGCCACCTTGCATCTTTTTAGCTTTTTTCATAGCTTCTTCATTTGTTTTAGCTACTCTTTTGCTAAATTCTTCATTGAGTATTACAGTTTTATCAGCTCTAAATGGATCTTTTTTTGGTCTCATTTTTGGCTTTGGTACATTACCGCCTTCTTTCATTTCTTTAGCTTTGACTTTTTCAATAGCCTCTGCTAAACCACCATCTTTAAACCTAGATTTCCCTCTTGATTTTATTAACTCTTTAAACAACCCAGTTCCAGGCTTGTAACCCATTTCTTCCATTTTGTCTCTTAATTCTCTAGGACCCATTTTGCCTAATAAGTTAAAAGCCTTCGCAAAAGCAGTATCTACAGCTCTTGGGTGCATAACTCTTTTCGTCATGTTACTCTCCTGTCTCTGGGTTAATCATTATTGATCTTGTCATATTAACAACTCCACCTTTGCTCATCATCTTAGGCATGATCATGTTTTTTTGTATATTCATACCTCTAGGTGTTGTTATGCTTGCACTCTGTATAGTCATCTTTACTGGCTTAGTTTTTATCCTTTTAGACCTACCAGTTTTTTTCATAGCTCTAAGAACTGCAGCGTCTTCTTTTCTTCTCTTATCTCCAAAAGGATCAGCAGATGCAAGACCACCTACCTTGAACAACTTTAACTGTTTCATCTTAGTCATATCAATAGGTTTTACTGGAGGTGGATCTGTAACCCTCTTACCAGCTTTTATTTTACCAAAGTTTTTGCCAGGGACAGGTTGCCCTCTTCCTGCTAACTCTGCGTAAGCTCTTCTTCTATCTGCTTCGTCTGACACTACTTCATACCTTTGAATTTACCACCACGACCTGGCACTACGCCACCCATGTTCATCTTCTTAACTTTACCGCCATCCATCATGCCAACAGGTTGTGATTTAGTCATGTCAATGACCTCGCCACCCATTTCTTTTTTCTGAATTTTTTTACCCATTTCTTTAGCAATCTTAACTAACTCTGGATCCATATCTATTTCTTTTACTTTTGTAATATCAGATACTTTTATATTTTTAACTGCTTTCTTTAAATTTTTATCTAATTGTCCTGGCATTAGTAATACTCCATCTTTCTTCTATAAACTGGTTCTTGTTCATCGTCATCAGGAGTAGTAATAAAAC